GCCGGGCTCCCGTCCGAGTTTGTGAAATTCATGTCGTACGCCCCATCCCGCGTGCCCGGCGTGATGAGGTTGTACCAGCCCGTTCCCGTCATGTTCTGGCCGGCCACCCCCATCGGGATTTGTACGCCGCTCACCAGCACCGTCAGGACGCCTTGAATCTGCCCGATCCCCAGCAGCACCTCCATCCGCGTCAGGTTCCCGTCGTTTCGGGCGAACACCACCAGCGGCTCGATCCACGCCGTTCCGTAAACCATCGGCACGTAGTCGTTGTACCTGGCTTGGTTCACCGATAGCGCCGACGTCGTCCAGTCCTTGCCGTACCCGCGAACCCCGATCACCGGTGGCACGTACTCGATGCCGCCGAACCGCTGCGGGATGCCCCTGGCCTGGCAGTCCGGTCTCGTATACCCGCACGACGTGAATGGCGCTTCGCCGTTCAGGCTCCCCGCGCCTCCCGAAATATCGGCTGAGTAACCGCAGCGGTAGTACAGCGAGTATTTGCCGTCCGCTCCCCCATCCACCGCCTCGCTCCGCTGATCCGCCGTCGCCGGGAACGTCCACGGACATCTCCGCTCGATCCGCACTTCCGGCAGCAGCAGCCTCTGCAGGCTCATCCGGTTGATTGCCGACAAGCGGAAAGTCGCTTCCTTGATCTGGTCCGGCGGGTTGCAAATGCCCTGGAAGATCGCGCTCGTGTCCGTCAGCGGCACGTTGTTCCGCAGGTCGTAGAACAGGAATCCAACCGTGAGACTGGCGCCCTTCCACCCCGTGGCGCGCTCGATCTCCGAGAAATGCGAGTCGGCATTCGCCAGCACCAGCGAGATCTTCGGACTCCCGTCGACCCCCTGGTCGGAGGCCGTCTGAATGTCGAACGCGCTGTGAGACAGCACTCGCGCGGCGTAACTCGTGGCGCCGATCGTCACCGCGTGCGTGCTCCAGTGTTCCGTAACGCCGCTCGCCAGCACGCAGTCGAATACCATGATCGGCGTGTCGGTTATCGCCAGTTCCTTGATCTCAGAGATGGTTTGCATACTGGATGTTCACGGTTGTGGAGTTACGATTCACGCCGGTCGAAGTGTAAGTGAAGGCATCCTCTCGAAAGTGGGCGTTCTCGTAAATCCCGCCCGTCGTGCTGGTCTTGTACGCCGATGGCGACGCCTGCGGTTCCGCCTGGGGACCGTAAAGGTCGATCGCCGCTCCCGCCGGCAGTTCGATGCCGAAGCTGACCGATGCCGCTTCCGCGTCCCCCGTGCCGGCGATCATGAAGCGGTTCCAGTCCGTTCCTAACATGCACGTTGCGCGAAAGCTTCCCAGCAGGAGCGTCATCTCCGTCGGTTGCGCCGCCCGCGCGAACGCGCTCAGACAGTAGATATATACCGCCGGGGCGTTCAGCGTTTGCGACAGGCTCTGCCCGCCCGCCCCGGAGTTGACGATGTGCCACGCGCACGTCCCTCCGGCCGGATCGGCGCCCCCGCCGGTCAGCGTCAGAAACGGCGCCTTCTGCCACTCTACCTGGCTCGGATCGTCGCTCCAGGCCAGCAGGTTCCCGTTCGGATCCAGAAACGTAAATCCGTTCAGTGAGCCTTCCATCCCGGCGAAGAACCCCGCCAGCGTGGCCACTTCGGCGTCGCTCAGCCCGGCATACTGCAGTTGCCATTCCGTGGTCTGCGCCGCTATGTCCGGCAGCTTGATCGTTCGCCCGTCGGCCGTGGTGTTCAGTACCGTCCGCGCCAGGCGGCGCTTGCGCAGAGGAAACTGGCTCAGCGCTCCCGTCGGCAGTTGTGGAAACATATCTATGTCCGGTTCTCGACCACTGTCAGACTCGTCTGCCCCTGCATCTCCTCAACCGCAGTAAGATCCAGTTCGTCGCTCCCCAGGCTGCAATTCGGGTACGAGGCGCCGTCCCACGGATCTACGAAAACGAAGCTCCCGAACTGTCCTTCGTTGCTCAGGAAGAATCCCTCCATCTCCGCCAGTTCCCCCTCGTCCAGTTCGCTTAGCCGGATGACCCAGCGATGCAGCGGCCCGCTCGCGTCCCGATATCGTTGCCCGGTCCCATCCAGAAACCGCACGGTCTGGTTCTGATATCGCAGGGCCCGCGAAGCCGGATACTGCGCCACGGCATGGGTTTTCAATTTGGGAAAGGTGGCCATTTTCAGAGTTCGTTGACTACGTCGTTAATCGAGCTGAGATTCAACATCGCACCCCGCACCGCCCGCGCAATCTGGTCGCTGTTGTCCAGGAACGACTGCGCATCCATCGTCTGCACCGTGACCGAAATCTGCGGCCCCGCCGCGTTCCCTCCGCCGCCGGAAGTCCCGCCGCCTTGTTCCGCCACGCTCGAACCTGCCGCTGCCCCGCCGCTGGCCGTGTCCGGTGAATCCGCGGCGCTGCCGTATAGTCTCGGCGTGCCCATCTGATCGAAGTCCGAAGCGCTCAGGCCGTTCCCCGTATCGGCGCTCTCGAACGCGATCGACGATGGCATCGAGTACTTCTCCAGAGCCGGCGGCGCAGTCGATCCACCACCGAACAGCCCCATCAGCCCGGTGACCAGCGGAACGATCCCCAAGCCGCTCTCCAGAAACGTCGTGGCGATCGACCCGATTGACGACCCGAACCCGCTTCCCGTGTCCGTCGTGCTGCTGCTGTGCTCGCTCGACCCCACCGGCGTCCCCGATTCCGCGTATAGGTCGCTGCTCGTCTGCCCCTGCGCCGTAGGGGAGTTCCCGCCCGCGGCTGCGGGCGTCGCTTCCGCCGCGGTCGATTCCCCCATCGCCCTCGTGATGTCGTCCGCAACGCTCCGCAGATCGTCCTGGCTGCCCGTCTGCCTCCCCGAGGCCTCCATCATCGCCTTCGTGACACCCGTGGCGCCGGGAGCCTCCGTGGGTTCCCGGACTTCCGCCGCGGTAGATTCCCCCATCGCCTCCGTGAGTCCACCGGCGACGCTTCGCAGATCTTCCAGGCCGCTCGTCTGCCTCCCCGACGCCTCTCTGAAGCTATCGAGCAACCGCTCGTCTGTCTTGTTGGCCATGCTTCATCTCCGTCAGTAGTGCCTTCTCCAGAATCAGAAAGGCCTCGGCCTGGCGCGCCGTCAGTTCCGAGAACCGCAGGCCGCCCAGTCGCCGCCGCACCAGGTATTCCTCCACCAGGCACTCGCTTTCCGCCGTGATGTGCGATCTCGGACACTCGTGCACTACCACGCCGTTCCTCGCCCACACCGGCGCCCCGCCCGGCTCTTGGCTCCCGCCCAGCCACCCGCATCGCCGTCTCTTCTCCAGGCCGGACTTCCTGCATGTGTCGCACCTCCATCCGGCCTGGTTGGAGAACTGGAAGTGGAAGGCGACAATCAGTTTTTTCGTTCGGCCGCGGTCAGTCCGGTTTCCGCCCGCACGGCCCCCAGGGCCTCCCGGAACAGGTTCTCCGGTCCGTCCTCCGCCAGCCGCTCCGGTGTCGCCGCCGCGCCATCCACCGTCAGCCCCCGAACCTCGCGCAATCCCCAGAGGACGTAACTCCGCTCGATCTCCGCCTGCAGAAGCGCCCCGTCCATCTTCCCGCCGGCATCTTCCCCGGCGTCCAGGAATTCCTTCTTCCCCGCCAGGTCCCGTATCCGCCGCATCAGTTCCAGACGCCGCGCGAAGGACATGCGCGCCACCACGTACGTAACTCCCGGCGCGATCGCCGACTCCACCTCGCGAACGCTTTCGTAGGTCATGGCTATCCGAACGCCACCGCGATCTCGTTGTTTACCGTGCCCTGCGCCCGCGACGGCCGGAACTGCCATTGCAGTCTGTTCTTGCCGTCGTTGAACTCGGGAACTTGGGGAATCACGCTATCTAGGTACACCGCCATCACCTGGCCCGCCGCCTCGCCCAACTGGAACATCACGCTCACCGGCGACTGCTGTCTGGCGGCCTGGTACAAACCAGCCGTCGCGGTGTCGTCCTGGCTGTACAAATCCACCGCCGCCGTCACCGTCCGTTGTCCCGGCGATATGCACAGCGGCAGGCTCGATCCGAACTCGTTCATCCGCATGTCCAGGTTGTTCTTCAGCACCAAAGAGGCATTCGTGATCGTGAAGAACTGCGTGGGCGTGCTGCCCAGCCATGCCTGCCCCAGGTTTCCGGGAACCACCGAATAGTCGAATGCCAGCAACCCCGGCTCTGCCGGAAAGCTTGGCCCGTCCGCCACCGTGGAGGTGTAGCTGCTGCTGTCCACCACGTCCTGCGCCATCCCGCTGAAGCGGAATTCGTGGAAATCGCCGTTCACCCGGATCTCCAACTGGTCCACCGCCGCCCCCGGCAGAAACCGCTGCACCGCCGTCGACGGGTCCCAGTAGTCGAATATCGTGGCGCTCGGCAGTTCCGTCGAGGGGCTGTACGTGATCGACGCCCCCAGCGTCGCCCCCGTTGCCGGCGTTGTCGTGAACGGCGCGTTCAGTTGCACCGTCACCGTATCCACGATCGCCGCCACGAATCGCAACTCGCCGCCTGCCGCCACTCCCTGTCCCACGCTAAGTCCGTGCGCCGCTCCGAACGCCACTCGCCCCGCGGATGTTGCCGAAGCCACCGTCCCGCCCGCGAATTGCTGCGGAACCGCGCCCAACGCCGCCTGAAACAGCGGGCCGTATGCCGGCCCCCCGCCGATCGCTCTCTGCCAGCTCGTCAGGTACGTCTGCAGTTCGAAAGCCGTCCGCCGCCGCCCGCCGGCCGGCAAGCCTGGGAAAGTTCGACTGCCTGTCTTGTCTTTCCGGTTGGTGGTCTCGAGCTGGTTCTGCACCGTCAGTTTCACCGCCGGGATCCGGTTGCTCGCCGTGATTGTCGCCACGCTTCCGTACGCGCTTTCCAGCGCCGTGTAGAAGCGGTTCGCGTTTGAAGATATGTAGGCCATACTAGCTGATGCTCACTCCAATCTCGAAAGTGACCTTAGCCACTTGGATATAGTTCTTTCCGCCGTGTTTCACGGCCCCGAATGCCACTTGATAACCCCCGGCGTAGTACATGCCGGAACCCCAGTCCCCGCGGTTCCCGTCCAGAACCCGCGTCAATGCGTCGGCGCATGCCTCCAATTCCTCCTGCAGACCCTGCAACCGGTCCTGCGAGTGCCGCACTTCCGCCGCCATCTGCGCCGTCCCCGAGAACGTCCGGAACTTCTCCGTCAGGCTGTTCACCACCTTCTCGCAGTACACCTGAATCGCCGGATACCGGACCGCCTCGCCTAGCTCCGCCAGGTCCGCCGCCACGTTCTGCGCCCGGATCGGTATTCGGCCCGGCGCCGTCTCGCTTCCTGGTCCGCCATCCTGCTGATCTCCCAGGTAGGCGCTCACTCCGCTTGACGACGATAGGAGCTTCACTACCACCGCCGCCGCTCGGCTTCCGATTCCCGCCATCTCAACCTCTCTGCATCACCCGCGGTATCGGCCGCAGGTAATTCCACGCTTGCCCCGTCCCCGGCTGCCGTCCCGCAGTGTTGAGCGCGCCCGGCTGAACCCAGGACACTCCCGCCTCCACCGCCGCCGCGCTTTGCAGGAACAGGTTGCTCGGCTCCGTTCCCGCGTAGACGTTCCATCCCGTTGCCGTGCGCGGAGTGTCGCCCGCCTGCGCCAGAAACGTGCTGTTGGCCGTCGTCACTGCCGTCGCTTCCGAGGCCGCGCCCTCTTCTCCTACTCCGTTCACCCACGTCATGGCCACGAAGTAAGTGCCGTCCGGCAGGTTGCCGCCGGCCCCGCATGGCGCCGCCACCGCGCTCGGAGGCGCTGCTACTGGAACCGGCGCCGTCACGATGCCCAATCCCGTCTCCCTCAGTTTGTCGTACGCCTGTTTGGCCATTCTGTGGAATTGGTCGCGCTTTCCCCCGTAACGGTCGTTGAGCTGGCTGTAGTACGCATCGCTGTACACCATCTCCAGCGCGCGGTATGCGTGCCATTGCTTCAGCGGGGGTGTCACTACCACCGAACCCAGGTTCGGCCTGGGAGTTACCCAGAACCACTGACCGTTGTATGAGTTCGCTGTAAGCAGCGTCGTAAGTTCGAGACCCAGGTCGATTTGTGCCAGGGTCAGCTTCTGCGTCACATCGATCGCCTCCACGTGGGCCACGTTGAGGAGTTGCGAATCCAGCGCCGCCAGATCGTCTACCGTCGAAGGAACGCCGTCCGTGAACAGAGCCATCTTATGAGTCCTGGTTCTGCGGTCCCCGCAGCCGCAGCAGTTCCGCGGTCGTGACCAGCGACAACGGCACTCTCGTGGCGGCCAGTTGTTCTTCCGCCTGCCGCCTCGCCGCCGCCACCGTCTTCCGGTATTCCTCCGCAACGTCCGCCGTTGCTACGTCGGCGGTCCCTTCAACCACCATCATCGCGGCCACGTCCTTCGGTACTTCCGTCCACACGCCTGACTTGCCGCCGTCCCCGGTCGCGCGGCTGACAATCACCAGGTCCTTGTCCGGATACTTCGCCGCCGTGTCTCGTATCTTCTGGAAATATGCCCTCAAATCCATTCCATCCCCCCGCCTTTTGTATTCCTAACTGTCAGTTCTTTGTGGGGCAGGTTTTCAACCTGCGGCGGGTTTGTAACCCGCCTTTCCGCCCGCCCTCGCTGCCACCCAGCGCGCCGGCATCCGCCCCGTCAAACCCCGGCGGCCCCGTCCCTAGCCTGAACGGAGCCGCCTTCACTGTTTCCGCAACCTACGTGTTGACCTGTACGCCCGCCGCGTTCCGAAGAATGCCGCAGCCGTACAGCACGTCCACCGTGAACTGCTGCGCCAGCGTGTCCGGCTGGTAGCTCATCACCACCCGCATGCCGAAGTTGCCCATCTCGGCGTACTCCGCGATCGCCCCCGTCCCCGGCAGCGGTTGCGGCAGCCGCCGCACCACCAGGCCGATGGCGTCCTTGGTGAACGCCAGGTTGTGGGTGTTCACCGTGCCCGACGCGGTCGTCTTCTGCACGAACTGCGACCGGAACACGTAGAAGTCCTTCACTTTGCCGATCGAGCCGTTCACCAGCGCTTGCAGTCCGGCGTCGCCCGCCGTCTGGTACTCGCTGAAACGCGGGATCTGCCGCCACGTCGAGTAGGACGCCGCGTCCACCACCATGTACTTCGGTTCCGATGGCGGTATCTTCGCCAGGAACAGCTCCGTTTCAGCCGCGTCAACCGTGGCTTCGGTGATCGCCACGCCCGCCGTGCCCACCGCGGTGTTCGACGAGAATCCCGCGTACAGGTTCAGAAGGTCGCCCTCGATCTTCTGCGCGATCGCCGCCACCGCCGGCTGCAGGTACATCTTCAACAGGTCCGGCACCGCCAGCACTTTCGTCACGTCCGGAATCTGGAAGGTCGCTTCCGCGTGCGTGTTGAGCACGATCTGCGCGTTCAGCAGCGTCGGGTTCTGCAGCGTCACCGTACCGCCCAGGCTGTTGCTGATGTTGTTCGCCACCATCTGCGGCGGTATCGGCACGTTGATCGTGTCGCCGGACTGCGCCAGTGCCGGCTCGTAATCGCGATTCACCAGGTTCCCCATCACCAGGTTCCCCACCAGCACCGGCAGAGCTTCCGCCGCCACCAGCTTGACAATCGCAGTCGCGACGTTAGTTGTTGTAATTGCTCCCATTCTTTCTCCTTATTCCTGTCCTTGTGCCCGCCTTCCGGCCGGCTGTTCTCTACAGTCCCCGCAGGGTCTGCGACGCCACGCGCACGATTTCCTCTCGTACCCGCTGCATCTCTTCCGCACTCATGCCCGGACGGATTCGATCGATACTTACCGACTCGTTTCCGGCCTGCGGCGCCTTGAGGTTCCCCGTCATCCCGGTTCCTCCCGCAATCCGGGCTGGCAGAAACTCCGGATTCTCTTTCACGAACGCCGAGAGATACTCCCGTACCGGTACCTCTCCCGCTTCGCCTCGCGCTACCAGTCGCCCGTCTTCGCTACGGACGATCCCGTCCTGCACCGCCTTGAACGCCAGGTCGATCTTGGCCACTCCCAGCCGCTGCAACTCCGCCCGCACCGCCGAACTCCGCTCTGCCTCTTCCGCTTTCGTCCGGCTCCGCTTGTTCTCTTCCGCCATCTCGTTCAGCCGCCGCTCCATCTGCTCCCGGCGCTTGCGCTCTTCCTGCAGTTCCGCCTTGTACGCCGGCTCGCTCTTCGCCTGTTCGTTGCTGGCGTACTCCTGAATCGCCTGCCGAACGATCGCTTGCACGTCGATTCCTTCCATATACCTCCCAAAAAGCAATGGGGCGGGCCACTTGCCGGCCCGCCCCCTGCTGACATTCCCGTCTGTCTGCTGTCCGCTGCCTACCGCGGCGCCGGGTCTGTACTGCCGCCCGGTTTCCCGTAGTCCGTCTGTTCGATCTCCTCTACTACCCGGTTCTTCACCTCCGGCCGCGCGTCGTTCAGGTACTTCAGCGCCAGCCGCTTGAATACCTGTTTCGTCAGTGTCGCGCTCCCGATCCCCAGTGCCAGAAGGTTCTTGGCGTCCTCCAGCTCGGTCCCAAACTCGTCGATGTCGAAATCGTCCAGTCCCGTGACCCCAACCGACACGTCGTCTTGCCGGGCCGCCGCCACCGCCCCCAGAACCTGCGTCATGGTTTCCTTCACCACCGCTCCGTAGGCCCGCAGCACCTCTTCCGTCGCCACGAAGTCCAGTTGCTTGCTCAATCCCGATTGCCGCGCCCCCGCCCCGCTCGCGTTCCCCGCCTGCGTCATCAGGTAGCACACCCGGTAGATTTCGTCCTTCAGTTGATCCAGGTTGTCCGCGGCGATCTGGTACACTTTCCCGTCCGGCTCCGTCCACCCGAACCGGTCGTCTTTGCCAAGTTGCAGATAGTACGTCTCCCCCACTACCTGTTTGAATTCGTGGTCCGAGTACACCACCGGCATCGCGAACAGCCCCATCGTCAGCGCCCAAGAGAGTGCGTTCGATTTGTTGAAGTGTTCCAGTTGCAGCAGCGCCGCCTTGTTCATCAGCCACAGCCCCTCGGTCACCTTCATCTCGAAAACTGGAACCCGTCCCAACGGCGCCAGGCAATGCCGTCCTTCATCCACCAGCTCCACCGGGCTCTGCTCCCCCGCCTTGCGGTAGATCCGGAAGTTCTCGCGGTCGTAGTACACCCACCGCGTTTCCTTCTCCCACTTCGCGTCCGTGACCTTCGATTGCTGCAGGCAGGAACTCCGGATCACCACCCACTCCAGCCCGCCTCTCTCGTCGCGGTTCCAGTTGATTACTTCCTCCGCGCCGTAGTCCACCAGGAATCCCCGCGATTGCCCCGAAGCGTCTTCCTCCGCCCGCGTCGCCGCTCGTCCCGCCGCCCGCGGGAAATCCACTACCACGTAGCTGCTCCCGCACACCAGCATCTGCGTGAACCGCTCCCGGAAGAACTGGCTCAGCCGCGTCCCCTTCAAATCGCAGTCCGCGAAAAACGTGTTGTAGAACCCCCCCGCCGCGCCGCCCGGCTGCTCCATCTGCACCACCGGTTCGCGGTGCATCAGCGTCGCCGCGTACCAGTCGATGATGCTTCCGATGAAGTTCTCATAGAACAGCCGGACCAGACGCTCCTGGTAAACCGCGCCCGGCTCCTTCTGCCGGCGCACCAGGTACTCCGATCCGCGCTCCCGCAATTGGTCTCCCCCAACGTATAGGTCCCGGTACCGTCTCCACGTCGCCTTCCGCGCCATGTACTCCGGATGTTCCCGATTTATCGTCTGTATCATCAGTACAATTGCCCCCGTCGCTCCCCTACCCCGGGAAGCGGTCTGCATTCCTGCCAGATCAGGTAGCCCAGCGCGTCCGACAAGTGCGTCCGCTGCCGGTCCCGATCCTTGTCGATCTGGTACGTGTCCGCCTTGAACGCCACCTGCTCAAAGTCCTTGATCAGTTCCCTGCACTTCCTGTCCACCAGCACCGAGATGTCCCCCGACGCCGACCGCAGCTTCGCGTTCATCAGGTTGATCCGCTCTTTCACGCTCGGATTCGACTTCGGCACCCGGTACCGTGTCTTGATCGCCGAGTTCGCTTGCAGGTGGTCCCGCACCATCTGGTAATCCGAACACCCGGTGGTCTGCTGCTGATACCCCGAGGCGTCTCCGTACACGATCAATCCCGCATCGTGCCTCGGATACCGCTTCAGAAACTCCGCGCATGCCTCCTCGGTCGTTCCATTCCGGATCACGATCTCGTCCAGCACCCTCACCTTCCCTCCATCCGTCTGCACGATCAACGAGCTCATCGGGTCCACGTTGAAATCCAGCGTCCATAGCAGCGGTAGATTCGCATCCACCGCCAGGTCCGTCACGTGATTCGCCGCCTCGAACGCCGTGTATACCGTCCCGCCCGATAAGTGCAGATACTCCCCGAGAACCTCCTGCGCGTAAAACTTCGCGTCGTAACTCTCCTCCAGACGCGCGTAAAAGTCCGGTATCTTCTCCAGAAGGAACCGGTTCTCCCGCGGCGCCGCCTGAATCGTCCTATAGTTCTCGTTCTGACTGGTTACGAACTTCCTGTAAACCCAGTCGAACCCCTTGGGCGTCCACACTGCGAATCCGCACAACCGCTCCGCTTTCGGATCCCGCAGACGCCCTTCCAGCCGAAGCCACGCCTGTTCCTGCGTGTACGTCAGCTCGTCCAATCCGAACCACGCCAGGTTCGTGCCGCGCAGCCGCTCGAACTCGTCCACCGGCCGGAAGATGATCCGCGACCACGTGTCTTTCAGCGTCAGCGTGTTCTCCGCCTTGTTGTGGTCGTACGGGATCCGGTTGCTCTCCAGTATCTCCAGCAGAGTCGCCTGCGTCGCATCGCGCAGCATCGGATAGGTCGGCGCTCCCAGCAGACCCATCCTTCCCGGGTTCAGATAACACAGCCGGATCGCTTCCTGGCACAGAGCCTGGCTCTTACCGCTCCCGATCGGTCCCGAGAATCCCTTGAACCGTGCCCCGGACTCGTGAAACCGCTTCTGCGACGGCAGCGGATCGTAGGCTATTTCTCGGAGTTCGACGTCGCGACGGGTCCGACCCATGTGACTTTGATCTCCTTCGGCCCCTCTGTTCCCAACTCCTGCTGCTCCCATTCCTGCTCCAACTGCAAGAGCTTCAGGTACTCCGCCACCGTCGGGCTGATCTCCCCTTTGTCCAGCTTCAGTTCGACCTTGTCTACGGTCTTCTCGATAAACTTCGCCACCCGCATCCGTTGCTTGATCTCCTGCCACCGCTTGCACTTCTTGCAGGCTGCGATGGGGTCGGAAGTCCCCGTGGCCGATCTTTTGATACCGCCGGCCTTAGTCGTTGTGGTTCTGCCCATGATGTCACCCCAAAATAGAAACGGCTTCGCGAGCCCCGCGAAGCCGTGCAACCTTCTTCCCGATTTGAGAGTAACATCCGGCTTGTTCCATCAAGCCGGAGCCGTCTACCTATGTCGCTGAAAACAAGCGAAATATAGTTTCTAAAAATTTGTGAACAGGAATTTCCCTCCGCTCGACGCCACCGTGTGCAGGCTGCCCGCGCCCACTAACTTCTGTAACCTCATCAGTTGTGGACCTTCCGCCACCAGGTAATACCGCCCCGCCTCCAGCCACCGCTCCCGAAACTCCCCGTCGTCCAGGAACACGCCCCTCGGCGCATCCGGCGCATAGGACCCGTATACCAGGTTGTTCACCCGCCCGTTCAGCAGCAGCGCCCTGCGATTGGTGTAAAAGAACACCGACGAGAACGTGTAGTATTGGTCGTCCACGATCAACTCGCCCGGCGGAGACTTCAGCAGCGCCTCCGCCAGCGCGCGCGACCCCAGGTAGGGATCGAATACCACCAGTGCCATCCTGGCCGCGTGGAAAAATAGCACCATCATCGCCGCCAGTGCCGCTACCGGTACCGCCTGCCGCCCGCTCCGCTTCAGCCATGCGCCCAACGCCCCAATCCCAAACGCGATTCCCGCCACCGCCAGCGGCAGCCGCAGATAGGCGAACGCCCTCAACGTCAGATCCCCCATGTGCGCCAGCGACAACGTGTAGGCATCCTGCGCCTGTTGCGTCAATGCCGCCGCGATATCTCCCGGCGCCGGAACGCCGCGTATCATCCACAGGATCGCGCCGATCGCCACCGCCGCCACCGTCGCCACCACCGCCAGCGCCTTGGTCCCCCATTTCAGAATCCTGTCCCCGCCGGCGATCGCCGACCCCAGCAGCAGCGCCAGCGCCGGGTAGCATGGCATCGAGTAGTACTCCTGCGTCGTCGAAAACGTGAAGAACACCAGGACGAAGCCCGTCCAGCACGCCGCCATCAGCCGCGTCTGCGATGCCCGGTCCGGTTTCCGGTAGTCCAGCTTGAACACCGCCGGCAGATACGCGCTCCACGGAAACAGCCACAGCAGGTGGAACAGCCAGAACAGCGCCCGCGGCACCGTGTTATAGTCCCGCGGATATCGCCGGTTCAGAAATCTCAGGACGTGCTCGTTGAAAAAGTAGAACCAGAAGAACCCGCGATAGCTGCCTCGCTCGCTGTGCATCGTGAAGTCCAGGTACGGCGGATTCCGCATCGTCGCCAGCACGTGCCACGGCGCCGCTATCAGCAGCAACAACGCGATTCCCCGCCCAGGCCGCAGTCGCACCCAGGTCTCGCGAGCCCGCAGCCGCCCCGTCAGCCCCAGGTACAGCAATCCCGCGCCCACCGGAAACAGTGCCGCGATCAACCCCTTCAGCAGCAATCCCGTCCCCATGGCGCCCCACATCGCCATCGCCCACAACCCGGGGCGTCTTTCCCCTTCGTCGACCGCCCGCAGCAGGCCCCACAATGCCACCGTAACCGCCAGGGTCAGGATCGCATCCGGTATCAGTATCCTCGTGAACAGGAACAGACCCACCGACGTGGCCAGCGCCACTCCCGCGTACATCCCCGCCCGCCGTCCGAATGCCCACGCCCCGAACTGCGCCGTCACCCAGCACAGCAACACCGTCCCCAGCGCAATCGGGATCCGCGCCGCCCAGTCGTGTACCCCGAACACCTGGTACGAGACCGCGATCATCCAGTATTTGAGCGGGGATTTCTCCAGGTAGGCGATTCCGTCCAGCCGCGCCGTCACCCAGTCGCCCGATTGCAGCATGTTCCGCGCAATCTGCGCCTGCACCGAGTCCACGTCGTCCATCAGCGACGGCGGGCTCACTATGCAGCCCAGGAATATCGCCGCCGCCACCAGCGCGACGGCTATCTGATAGCGAAGACCGGGCTCCCCCCCGTACGGTTGCTTTCCGTGGGGGGGTGAACCTCCACCTTCCATCTCTTGATCCACAGGAAAAGCGTCAGCAGGCCCCATAGGTGGTATCCGACATTGATGCGCCTCTCCATATGATCGCGTATCAGCGAGTGAATTGCCGATGCGTCGAAGAT